ATGGGGCTACGTCAGGTCACCATTCCCGAGCGATTTCGGGATAAAAACATTGTTCTCGCTAATTGCGTCAGTGAAAGCCATTCAATTCCTAGCTACATTCCCGATGATTTTGATGGTCAATATCAAGCCATGAAGTTGCTGCTGCAACGCGGATATCAGCGGCCTTTGTGTCTTTATCTGCCGGAGTGTACCTTGGCAGGCAAGGCCCGGCGGGCAGGGGTAGAAAAAGCCTGGCAGGAATCTGCATTACCAACAGAGCAACTCAATCAGTGCCATATAGCGTGGGGAGATGAACATTATCAGGATGTCATTCCGCTATTGGAACGCCATTGCCCTAAGGGAAAACCTAATTTTGATGTGTTAATTTGCGGCGATGACCGTATCGCATTTTTGGCCTATCAGGTTTTACTGGCCAAAGGTGTGGTAATTCCACAACAGGTTGCGGTGATCGGCTATGGCGATATGGTTGGTATTGGTGAATTGTATCTACCACCACTGACCACAGTACAACTCCCCTATTATGATATTGGTCGTCAAGCTGCCCTCCATTTAATAAGAGGACGTGAATCGCGGGCAATACATCGGTTACCCTGCCCACTACTAGAACGGGGATCCATCCGTGACTCAATGCCTAATAACTGTGTGCCTCTTTTCAGTAAACAGCGATAAATAGCGCTCATGGATGCATGCTAAGGACTGATCACTGCGGAGCAGAGTGGCAAGAACGGGGCTACGTTATACGGGGAAGCACGCCATAAATAGTATAAACTTCACGAAAGCATAAGCCCTCGTGAAGTTTATAGATACGTCAGAATTACATGTGCTTAATAATGGCGTCGCCAAACTCACTACACTTCAACAACTTAGCGCCTTCCATCAGACGTTCGAAATCATAAGTCACGGTCTTGGCTTGAATTGCGCCTTCAGTGCCTTTAATGATTAAGTCAGCGGCTTCAAACCAGCCCATGTGACGCAGCAGTAGACATATCAAAAGCCAGCAACCATATGATTTATAAATAGTTGCTGGCTTTTTTATTCGTCAAAAACAGATAAAAATGATGTTTGTAACCTATTGATTATCAAGTAAAGAAAAATAGTTTTGCAGAGGGCTTTCCAATGGCGGCATAATTTAATACTGTATATGCAAACAGTCACAAGGGTGTATAAAATCATGAAAGTTGAACTGGTTTACGATAAGCGAAATGTGAAAGAGATACCGGGTGCCAATGATCTGATCCTGGCGGAACTAACTAAGCGTGTTCATCGAGTATTCCCTAAAGCTGAGGTCAAGGTTAAACCAATGCAAGCGAACGGCATCACTACCGACGCCAGTAAAGGTGATAAGGCTATTCTCAATCGGCTGGTTGAGGAAATGTTTGATGAAGCAGATCAGTGGCTGGTTATCGATATTTAATTGAGGGGGATTTATGCTGCGTGTCGAAGTGACTATAGATAAGCTGAACGCGAAGAGTTTTCCGGTTGGCTACACCAATGCACTGACGGAAGAGCTAAAAAATCGCCTTAGCCGTAAATTTAGCGATCTTGACGTGAAAGTGAGGTTTGCGGGTGCTGATGGGTTAACCGTTCTTGGTGGGGCTAGTGAGGATAAGGATACAGTCGAAGAGATTTTGAAGGATACGTGGGAAAGTGCTGATGATTGGTTCCAACCTTAAAACATTAAAATGAATCAGCATTGCTATATGGGGGATCTCAACCATACTCAAGCTGACACCAGAAAGTTGCTCCACCCAAAATTGATTACTTGGCCCACCGCGTCCCTTGTGGGCTTTTTTGTGCCTGTAATCTGACGTGGAATAATTTCAGGAATATTTTGTCGCTGGCTTTGGGGTTTCCGATCCCCACACGGGTACCGACTGACAACCACTGTAACTAATTGATAATACCGTAAAGATCTGCGAATTCATTCTAATTACCTACCGATTGGGTACCACCCCGATCCCCCTCAGTTGACAGAACAGCGCCATAATGTAAAACCGGTTGACGCGAAAACCACTCGCTACACATGAATAGACCGGGCCAATCAGCCCGGTTTTTTATTTCTCAATCCATGCAGAGAACAATAGCGGATCCCCGTACGCGTAGCGCCTGTACTCAGAAGTTGAGTTATAGGGCATGTACACTTGTCGGCACCCAATAGCGTCTACCCCCGTTCCATAGACTTTTAACGCCCCTGCAACGTTGATCGGATAATTTAAACTCAGTAGAGCGTTGCTCGATATGTTTTGAAAGTACTCCCCCGGCCCCGTCATGCTGTTTAAATCCAACTCTGCAACTATCGCTACATCAGCAATATGAACAGCTCCTACATCGCCGGCGGTTAACGAATCCTTGGTTGCCAGTTCGCCCAGGCCAATATTTTCTCGGGCCTCGGATATGCTCGACACATCAGATAAGTTATTTTCAATTTTAAGAAACACATCCGGCGTTTCTTCATCTACAGCAACAATCGTTATTGATTTTGTAATGCCAGAATTTGCGCCTGACAATGATAACGTTGTCGAACCGGCGTTACTGATTGATAGCGTTCCGAGTGCTGATAATGTCGCACTCGTTGAGTCTGATGATGATGTGAGTATCGCCTCTGTGTAATTCGCGGGGGTATAAGTAACCGGTACTGTGTAAGTATTCCCAGCGACTAAATTTGCTGGAACATCACCGAACTCGATCCCAGTAAGAAAAATGTGTTGCGTTATTATTGCTGTGGACGCCAGTCCCGTGGAAACGCTAGCTATAACGCTTTGTGTGCCGCTAGCGCCAACATTTGCGGAATACCTGCCGTTGCTGTCAATAGTTCCCAGCGCCGGGTCGGATACTTGCCACGTGACAGGGTATTCAGCTGCGGCACTTGATGGCAGGACCATCGCGATCAGTTGCTGGCTAGTCCCTGCATTGATTACGCTGTTAAGCGGCGAAATGATGATAGTTGATGGCTGATCAGGCTCTTCAGTACTCACGCCCTGAATGTAGAAAACTGTGAATGTTGTATTACTGTTGCGATTGCTTGTGTATTGAAAATTAATTGGGTCTCCTGCCAGTACTTGCATATCAATTAATTTACTAAAAGGTAGAAATTCCCGCCGGTGGTGTCCGTGGCCACTGCCGCCCGTGACAAAACCATAAAATGACGTCGTATCAACAAGCTCTCCATTCGCATAGATAGTACTATCCCAGCGATCCCGGCTTTCTACGCCGTCAGTAACGTAGCGACCAATGAGCAATATTTGCACACAGTCAGTCGGAACAGTTAAAGTGACAACTCCAGACGACTCTAAATAGACTTGTGCAACTTGCAGATTACCGACACGGCTTAATGAACTGCTAATATCAGTAATACTATTTTCGATGATATCCGTTTTTAATTTTAATCGTCGCGGCGTGATCGCACTAATCGCACTCACCCCCGCGAGGGTTTCCCCTTCCGTTGCTTCGCGCTGAATATACACCTGCCATGTACTTTCATCAGATCCGGGAACGCTTACATTGTTCGATACAAGTGACAGATAGAGAGCGTTGTTGTACATGACAACAACGCCGGCACCGTACGCGAACGCCGCCCCGTTATTATCTGCCGCTGTAATAAACTCAGGAAAGCCCGTAGTTTGATACTGCCGAATATTTCGTGTTATCGCATTTAATACGTAATTCATTTCTTTACGGCCAACCGGCTTGGCGCGGGTGTCTGTCCTCAAGTCACGCTCGTAGTCCCCGCCCCAGCCCTCATTAAAACTAACAAACCCCTCGTTATCTGTTTCGTCTTGAATTGTTTGCGTGTCACCGTTTGACGCGAACGGCACTTTAAAAAATCTGTTATCCAATTTTTATTTCCTTTTCCGGAGTTTCATTGCCGTACACTGAAATTATTTGATTATATAAATACTTTGATGCGAAAAGTTTCCCCCTCTTTTTTGATATGTCATTTTCGCTAAAAACAATCACACCATTCATATTTAATATTTTGAGATAATTTATAAAATTCTCATCAGTCTGTTGGTAATCTATCCTTTCTTTTATCACTGCCAGCGATACCATTTATTACCTCCAAGCTGCGGGTATTTGATTGTAATCCGACAAACTAGACGCATTCGTAAATGTCTTTGTCTTGATTGTTACATTCGGCACTTTATCTATAAACGTAAGCGCACTGCCGCGTAATAACCGGCAATTGTTAAACGCCCACCACAAATCTTTAATTGCGTTATATTCAGCAAGCGGGAAGATATCATTGATGTCAGAAGTCATAAGCAAACAATCCACAAATACGTTTTCAAAAATTGTCGCATTCGGTGCATTATCGAATAACCCAGTTGGCGCACTTAATATTTTTGAGCAATTTCCGAACGCGATTTTAAATGATGTAACGAACGTATTGTTATCAAACAAACCTGCCGGAATTTCTTTAAGAGACGTACAGAATCTAAATGCAAACTGAAATGTTGTCACTAATGGGTTGTAGTCAAACAATCCTGTGGGTATATATTGCAAACTCCCACAAGATAAGAATACATAACTAAAGTTAACAACGCGCGTACAATATTTAAATAAATTACCAGGTATCAATTGCAGCGATAAGCAATCATTAAACGCAAAACTAAACGTAGTGACATTTGGCAAATAATCGAATGCCCCAGCCTGTATTACTTGTAACTCAGTGCAAGCTGTAAATGAGTTAGCCATACTCTGCCTGCTGCCAGACACGCTAATGACTTCTATTACTTTATTTTCAAACGCCAATGATGAATGATAAAACACACAGCTATTACTACGCTTTATGGTTATTCTATACGTAACCCCCGCGGTCAACGCGCGAGTTGCATAAACCAATCCCTGGCTATCAACACGATAATCATCACTGTCTACACCATCGCCGTAATCAATCGTGATTACCTCCCCGATGTCGTTTAATTTAAATAACGGCGCTTCAGGGTTGTAAATCTTAAGCATCACATCAGCACCGCGGATTAAGTACGTGAACGCGTAGCTTCTTGATTCAACATTATCTACTGTGCAAGTTGGCGTAAATATCTGTGTCTTTGCAATGACAGAGTAAGCCCCTGATCGACTTACAAGGTCCGTAAATAACCCGTCAGCAGTCGTCGTGACTTCACGTGTAAATGTCTCACCCGTTGATTTTGTGTAGTACAGCGTGACGTCAATACCCGATAAATCTATCGTACTGTCAGATGATGCTATTTGCCCGTGCAGTACGCCGCTATCATTGTCAAAAAATAAGTTAATGCGCCATCCGTAATTAATCAGTTCGCCGCCATCCCAAAACCCGGCATGTTCAAAGTTTTGATAGTATTGACCGAAACCAAAGGGAATATAGCGAATAACACGAAACTTTAGGCCCACGGTTGCAGGACGCGGTAATAAGTCATATTTGGTCAGTATCAACGCTACAGCGCTGGCTGGCTGTTCAGTGAATACATACATGATTGACGACATATCGTTAGGATCGAGCGCGTAAGCTTTGCCGCTGTCAGTCGCGAACATATCCATCATGATCCCGTTAACTTCGGGAATGGTGCAACGCGTAATTAATTGATAATAACGCAGTCTGCATACCAGGCGTTTTTGTTCAGTGGTTAAAACCACATTAGGGCATTCAGGAATAAATAAATTAACGCCAAGAATTAAAGCCCATACACTTAAGCCAAAATCATTCGCGGTACGTAAATCAAAAACATCAGTGAACCAGTTATTCCAAAATTCGGTATGCGCTTGGTTGTACCATTCTTCCTTTTTCTGCATTAACGTTTGTATTTCTTCGCTACCGTCATATTGCCAAATGATGTTACGTAATAAATCCATGCTGCTATTTATTTCAGGTATTTGTTTTGACATATATTGCGTCCATAAAAAAACCCACCAAAAAAGGTGGGCCAGTAATTGCATTTATTTTATTAAGTAATGTTATCTAATATTGCGTCTGCTAATGCCGCGTTAGATTCATCCATTAAAAGAAGATACGATTTAGAATCCATGTGGAATTTAATTCCGTCCAAATAACTTTCATAGTTAGTTAGCTTGGTAAGTGGCGTCTCAAAACTTTTGTTGTTACCTGCAAAAATAACCCTTCTATTTGTTATAACAAACTCACCTTCAGAAGTTATTATATCTTCTTTCATTGCTCTGGAGCGTCCGCCCCCGCTACCGATTGAAACGCCTTTTGCAACCCTAACGCGGACGCTCGAACCTCCTGATGAATATCCTACTGTTTTATTCTCTCTGAGTTTCGCAAACTCTGCAAAGTAAGCGATTTCATCATTACGCAATATGGCTTTTCTTGGGTTAGCTGTAGGTAATTCACCATCATGAACTTTATTAACTTGCTCTTTTGTTATGATATCTTGCCTAGCTCTTTTTTCTTGCGCTTCCTTATCTCTTCGACTACTTCTTCTTAAAATGACAAATAGACCGACTGCTATACCCCCGAATATCATGCCTCTGCCATAAGATTCTATTGCGAAGGTAGAAAACGAGAATATAAGCATGAATACAAAAAGAATCCATAACAATACAGTTGTTAACTTTCCTTTTTTATTTGAATCAACATCTTTATTTTTATTTGTTTTTATTTTTCTAAAAACATAAATCACCAAAGCAATTAAGGCTATCAAAACCACCAGTGAAGAGTAGGGCGATCCTGACGTTGGTGAGGATTGTGCTGCTGCGACGACACCGCTATTAATTAAGATTAATGTATATAGAAATGTTAAATTAATTCTCATTCTAATGCCTCCATGATTAGTGTGGGAACTTTAACATTGTTTTACGTGTAAATCATAATCATAAATTAATAACAACGGATACGTTCTCTTCTGACAATGTAGCGACTTCATTTTTCATTATTGTAATTTCATTGCTGGACAGCGCTTCGCCACCGCGTGAAATCAAAACTTGCTGCACAAAAAAGCCGGGGTGAACCAGGCTGATAGCTCCGGACAGTTCGAACGGGCTGACATCAACGCCAGTAACAAAGCCCCGTTCGCCATCCAGATTACCTGTCGCGTAAGCAATTAACGCGTTAGGAATAACGACATTTGGATCCATCGTTCCCTGCGCACTGCGCATGATCACTTTTACTGTGATCGGTATTTCAGCGGGGCGGTCAAACAGGACGGTGTACGGGATATCTGCATTGGGTTCTATCACTGTTACCGATATTGCACCGTTCCACCCGGCCCCATCGGTTTTATTCTGCAACAGGCTACGCGCGATATCTTGATCAACGCCGCCATGCACACAGGCCCACGCGCTGTGTGGTTTCATATAAATACCATCAATGGTTTCAAAGTTATGACTGATATTTTCAAGAAACGATAATGAATGAACACCGGCGAGGCCATATAAACCACTGATTTGTGCCTCTACGGTCGATATGCCCTGGTTAGCCAGCCTCAGTTTACGTTCTGAGCGTAACGCTACATCGCTTTGCTCTCCGCTACCGACGACAGCGGCATAATCATTGAAGACAGTTTCCCATCCGAGCACAGCATCAATAACAGTGATTAAAGCCCCTGATGCACAACTCACCCCCCCTGCAACGTCTGCGATAAAATCGACGGTCGCAATACCGGCACTATTTAAAAGCACGGTGTTAGCACTGACAAAAATATCACCAGTGCTGGATCTGGCCCTTGACCCCGCACGAATCTCGGTTAATGGAATACCGCGCAATGTGACACTCGGTATGACCGATTTTTCAGAGCTGTTACGCGTGATCCCCAATAGCGCACAGACGCCATCTAAAAATATACCGGTGGCAAAATTAGGGTTTATTTGATTCGCTAACGTTGCATTATTGATGACAACCGCTCGACGGGCGCTGACCTCGGCGCTGATCAGGCGGCCCTGTGGAGAGTCGGGGTTAACGTCCGACTTTCCCCGCTTGGGTATGAAATCGACATGGTAATTTCATCATTAACGCTGCGCTTACCCTTTGCTATTCTGTTCGCCTCAGCCAGTATCGCTAAGTTACGATCATCGTCGCTGTTGGGGGTGATGTTTAATGTGACTTGCAGCACTTGAGCCACGCTCCAAGACACCATATCGCCGTTTAGCCCCATACCTACATCCGCGAGTTGTTGAGACGGCGAATCAAGCGGGTCAGCATCATCTGCAAATTGCGTAACGTTAAAACCTGCGGGGAACGTTTTTGAAGCACGAATATTAACAATTGTGCCAAAACCTGAAATATCCATTCTATCTGTCCTTAAATCAGTGCGTGGGTGCCGACGATGCGACGAACGGCATCATCTTTGCTATAAATCAGCGTGTAGACACACTGCCATTCAATCCGGCCATCTTCTGTAGTCGTACTGCGCATGACGGCATCAATCCAGTAGCCAATATTCTGTACTTGCTGCCATGCGCCATCGTCGCCCGCCAGTTGAGTGATATACAGCTTTTGAATAATGTCGAAGGTTTTACCCACGCTGATCACGCCATTATTCAGCGCCGCATTAATTGATTCTTGCAGGGCAGTAAGGATTTGCGCTTGCCCGGAAATATTTGCAGGGATACGACCCAACGACAACTGAAGCGATAACAGCGCCGCCGCACACACATCTTTAAGCCATTGTTCGTTAGCGTGAACATTCATATCAACCGGGGCTGTTGCGCCGCCCATCAGTATTCCACGCTGATAAAAATCAATCTTTTGGCCTGCGGTCTGTGTGCGTCCGTAGTAATTAATGCGTAATTTATCGTACGTATCGGATAATAACGTTGTAGTGACTTTGGGTGTCACGCCGGGGATCTGGCGGTACATATAGTTAATGACACTATTACGACCGTCATAATTTGTCGCCGCCATCAGGGTTCCGGGGATCTGATCATCGAAATCAGTATTTTCAGTGGCAATAAGCGTTAAGCCGACACTGGCAATTGATTTCAACGCGTCGTAATACGCGCTTGCACTTGCTGCTGTACAGCCAAGCAGATACATAAACATGACGTTTTTCGCCGCGTTCGCTTCTGCAAGTTCAATGCTTGTTTCTAAGTTATCGTCACTCATAAACAAAAATGCGCCGTAGTTGTTGCTGATATCGTCAGCCGCTGCAACGCTCTCTACAGATTGCAACGCAACAGGTATGCCCATTATTGCTGTGCCGCCGCTGAGGCCGAGCGCGTCAGCAATTTCGCCAGGGTCGATAGTCAATTTTGCTGAGACTGGAACATCTGCGTTTTCACCAATTATTGTCAACTCAAAACGTGCAGCCGTGGCATTGTAAGTCGCTGATGTCTGTGACATGGCTGGCGCGTATTCAATACCTGCCGCACTAATTTCACCCTGAATGGTTCGCGCTACGCTATTCAGTGATTCGTCATTTTCAAATGTCATTTCTAGCGTAGTAAACTTCACACCGTCGAGATTTCCGCTAATAGTTCCTGACAGCGGCAAAATATTATCTAGTTTATACGCGCCAGACTTACCCAAAAATAATGAATCACTAATTTCACGTTGATCACGCGCAAATGATATTTTTGAAGGCTGCACAATCGACGGCGAAATATAACTGAAGTATTTAACCGCTCGTTTGTACTCTTCTGATTCAACGCCGAAATAACTTAATACACTATTCGCGTTGTTAAACTCTAAAATGGAATCGGGCGAAATTAAATTATTACGTGAAAAAATCCGTAGAATTAATTCACGCGCACGAACAGAATTACCCCCGCCCACGCCAGAAATGATATCGACATACTTACTCAGATCAATAGACATTCTATAACCTCTTTAAATCCTGCTTGTTCGATGATGAACGGACTTAACAACCGGCACTTCAGTTGTATAAATATTTTTATGTGTGATTTGTATATCAAATGTTGGCCGGTCTTCATGACCTGCCTTGTCGCTCGGCACTGTAATGTTTTTTATGCTACCCGCCCGGAATATATTCACGTCTTGTGCGAGTAATAAATTTTGAAACTCTGTTGATTGCATCACACTGAAAGCTAAATAAACGAGGTCACCCGCCGTCATGGCAAAGGGTTCATTTTCATCATAAACAACCGTAGAACTAATTTGATACGTCGGCGTTAAAATCTCAGTGGTTATTCTTTTGATGACCTCGTTTTGTTCGTCGTAGATTTCTTGATTACCAGCAAATCCGTGATTGCCGTTGGTTATTTTGTGAATATAGAGTGTTTTTTCTGACGATGTTCCCTGCTGAGTCGGCTGGTAACTTTGCCACACGTTGACATCTTCATAACCCCGACTTTTTAACCCCGCAAGTAAACTTGTTCGGATGAGTATAATGAGCGGATTATCTAACACGTTTTATTTTCACCTCCTGACAGACAGCAACACACCAGCCATCCTGAGCAGACCAGTCTTCAACGCTGCCGACCTTCCAGCGTTTACCGTTCCACTTGATTTCGTCACCGCTGTAATCCCGCTCATCGCCAATCACTGACAGCGAAACAAACCACTCAACGTAATCAAATGACTCCTCCAGCCCCTGACGGATCACCTTCTCTTTCGGCACTGCCTGCACGCTGCCGGATAGGATAGATTTACCTTCTTCGAACACCGTTTTTAAGTTGCCGTTCGCCAAGGTTTCGCGCTGGCCACTGTCGCGAAAATAGACTACCGGCTGTGAGCCAATAACGCCCAGCGCGACGTTTAACAAATTGATACCCGGTATCATTATTCACCCCCCCCGGTAACTACGTGTGTGAGCGTCGCTAGCATCAGCCCTGAGTCATTTAACGGCTTGATAGATATCGCGCGTGCGCTCGGTCCCGCCTTTCGCGCACGGGCTTTTATCGTGCTAATGGCCAGTGGCGGGGTGAATATCTGTGTAATTTTTTTGCGAACGTCAATGAAGCATTGCGCCATTGCGCTTTGATGAAGAATTAAGCCGTCAGGGAAAACAATCACATCACTCATTGCGGGGAAGCGTTCACGGAATTCTACAACACTGATATCTATGGTCATCACGTCACCTTAATTTTTCTTAGCTTTCGATGTCGTTGGCGGCTTGTCATCACCCGTAAAATCATCGTCAATCAGCGGTGCTGACTCGTCGCGGGGTTCCATGTCGCTGGCCACGTCATCCGCTGCTGCGGGTTTGGCTTCAACATGCACAAAACCATTTTTTTTGTGACGTAAAAAAACCGGGTGAGTATTGAGCATGTCAATGTCTGCATCTTCTACAGCCGTCATAACCCCTCTAGGCGTAATGAGGTTTTTTGTTGCGACGTTTGCGCCGCCTTTGATTGTTATCGTGTGCTCAATCGCTGGCATGTCATTTGCTGACTGTCCGTAAAATGTGTACTTAACATCTGTTGAAATTGTGGAAAAAACATAGTGCATAGAAACTCCTAAAAATAAAAAAGGAGGCATTGGCCCCCTTGATGTTCAATAGTTACTGTTAAATGCCGATCAGGCGAATAACAAGATACGGACGCTTGAGCAGCACCCCCGCCGTGGCGTTACTGAAATCTTCAACATAAACTTTGCTGCGCTTTTCAACGCCGATCACGGTAAATTTGCTCGGCACGTTTTGCGACCACACTTGGCCGTCGTCACTTGAACCGTCGTTGACCGAATCAGGATAGGCATAAGTGACGCTTTCGCCGCCCACCGCCTCTTTCATCTCCGGTGCGGTGACAAAACGCAGATTGGGATAGTTTTCTTTCACCCATTGCCTCACCGAATTGCCATATGTTGAGGTCACGCTCAGGTACTGATTAACGCCAGTAGGGAGTGCGATAGTGATCGGCATGGCTTCCGGGTCGATGGTGTCCATACTCGCAATCTGGAGTTCAACCAAAACACGGCGAATATCGGCGGTAATCTCCAGAAAAGTTTTACTCTGCCAGGTCGTATCGCCCCCCGCGCCGGGTGCGGCGGTTAATGCGGGTAACAGGTTCGGTTCATTTAGAAAACCGTAGGTCATATTCGCGCCGTCTTTTTAGCCGTAAAAACCTACCCGATTACGCGAGACATCTAACGACTGTGCCGCGCTACTGCGTTTTTCCGCTGCTGTCGCAAGGCTCGCTTTAGCTGTGCGGGCTTCTTCAAGAGCGCCGACCGAAAAACCCTGTTCAAAACGTACAATGCTGCGACGCGCATAACCCACCTGCCAAGACGCAAGCGGAATATTGCCGTGGTCAGAGTAAATAGCCGCGCTGCCGATAGGCTCCAGCATCCCCTGTACAATTTCTTCATCTTCCCATACTCCGACTGTCGCAATGCCGATCAACTCATCAATTTTGCGCGCGGCTGTAATCATGCGCACAAAGCCCGGTAGCCAGGCTTGCAGAAATTGAATCGGTGTCGGCGAACCGCCCGGCATCAGCCCCGGCATCAGCCCCGGCAACGGGGAAGGCGCTAGTCCGGTACCCTCGGCGGCGGCGTTGTAGTTGAGATCTAATTCTTGTGCGACGATGACCGGGTTATCTATTTTTTCACATTCTTTCTTATACCAAGCATCGTCTTTACGCGGGTCACTGCGCCAGTGAAATGTGAATACTGGTATTTTCCCGCCGTGCCGTTTCTGCGCGAATGGGTTATTCATGCCGTTGACTGACGAGAGATCAATGCGACAACGTGTGGTTTGTGACAATGCCGCGTCTATCAAAAGTGGTCGCTGTAGGAACGCAGACTCATCAACAAAATACATCGTAGTGCGGTCACCGCGCCCGATGTTATCACCCGCCTCTCCTTTGATTATCGAGCCACTATCCGGGAACTCGATCCGCATATACGGTGCGTGTTTCTTGTTATCCCAGGAGCCACGAAATTCAGCAGGTAAAGTTTCAATGAATTTGCGGGCCTTCCAAAACAAGGCCTTGGGGTCACCGGTACTGTCTACGTATTCTTCTTTACGTGAACCGAACCCAATCACCATCTCTTTATTGAACAGGCATAGCGTGGAACTCAGTCCGACTGATACCCAACTCAGACCCATTTCACGGCTTTTGTCAGTCAGTCCGTTCTCCATATTGCGCCGTCGATCCATTATCCAATGAACCCACTCTTCCTGTTTTGGGAACAGCAGAAATGGGATGGATACCGGCAACCCGTAGTCAAGATTGCGCGGGTCTGTAGTCATACCCCAATCGATAATGAACTGCGCTGGGTTATTGCGGTAGAACGCTCGCATGGCTGGCAGCAATTCAGGCTGTTGGCGTATGCGCTGTAGTCGCTCCATTCTCCACTCAAAAACCTGAGTGTAATCCGGGTTCTTGAAGTCAAACGGGAACGGTAATGGCACGGTGTTTCTCCATGGAAAATATACACACCATACACACAAAATATTGCAATTGGTGTGTATGGTGTGTATATTAATCACATCAGCAAATAACAAGGAGTTAGGGTGAAAAGTTCGGAGCTGATAAAACGACTCGAAGCAAATGGTTGGAAGTTGATGAGAGTTAAAGGCAGTCATCATCAATTCAAACATCCTGATTTCGCGGCAGTCATAACAGTACCGCATCCAAAGAAGGACATTAAACCGGGAACCCTCCGGCAAATTCTGAAAGATGCAAACCTTAGTTAACAAAGCGCCCTCCGGGGCGCTATCAAGCAACGCAGGAGTTTTATATGGCTATCTATCCCGCATACGTTCATGTCGATAGTGATGGCTCGGCAAGCGGTTATTTCCCTGACGTCAAAGGCTGTATTTTTGCCATTGATGCCGGAGAGGATTTATTTGCAGAGGCATCAAGCGCCCTGGAGGCGCACTTTGAGGCGTTGGTGTCTGAGGGTATTGAGATACCCGAGGCGCATGATATGCCTTTCCACTACCACACCAATCCGAGCAATTACAGTGACGGCGGCCAGTGGTATAACGTGAGTATTGATATGTCAAAATATGACGGAAAAGCCGAGCGGATTAACGTCACTCTTCCTCACCGGCTGATCCATCAAATCGATACCATTGTTAAGGTGCGTCCAGAGTACGCCAGCCGGAGTAATTTTCTAGCCGAAGCAGCACGTAAAGAATTACAGAAATTAGCGTAACCCTTCTCCTGTTGCTGCTTGTGACCCCGTTTCGGCGGGGTTTATTCCTTTCTATTGCATCCCCCTGTAAATATGCTTTTTTGGACTCTATTTAACATAAGGGATGTTACACGCACCGAGCGTATAGCACTCATCAACATAATGAATCGAAAGGCTTATTTGTCAGGGTTAACTGTGCGGAATGTCAGAAAATCGAGTGCATAAATGATGCATAAAACACCCTCTATTTTGCATAGAGAATTTATCAATCGAACCGGCTATTTCTGGACGTTTACCAAAATTACCCCATCAGCTTACGATATGCCTCGGCGGCTTCATCCGGGGTTAGGTTTGACGTTTGGATCGGGCCACCGTTCGCGCCGGTCAATTCGGCTTTCTTCGGCGCTTCCCACCCGCGCATTTCAGCCAGTTGCTTGATGGCAGCTTTCGGATCATGCAGCTTAATTTTTAGCCCATCCTTGCCAGTGGATAATTCAGCGACGGCGGCCAGGTGTTCGGGCTTAATATTCTTGGAGTCCTTAAATTTCCACGACGCCTGAAAGACCGGTTGCCCTTCCTCGTCCTCGCCAATCTGATAATTACCGAACGTGGCGATGTCATGAATTGTCGTGCGCCCCATCAGCGTTAGTCGTTCCATCGCTTCCGTGTAGGTCATGATGGCTTCGTTAACTGTTTCGTGCTGTATCGTTCTGAAGTGCCCTGCATGCCATTCATACGCTTGATATGTGCCGCAGCTAATACACGGTTCGTCAACATCTCGGCCCTTAGTGATGTAGTCGTTTGTCGCTCGCTGCGTCATGTCCTCCCAGTGCTTGAGCGGCTTCAACTTAGCCTTGCGCTCTCGCCATGCCTTTCTGTCCTCCAGTGCCTTATCAGCCGCTTTCTTTTCAGATTGCTGCTTTTGGTAGAGGTAGGCACAGTGACCGCAGCAGACTATTTGGAGGGAGTTTCGAGGGGTGAACTTGGTGGGGCAGACTTTGCACTTCTTTAGCTTTGGCGGCTTATTCTTTGGTTTGCCGGTTATCATCGGCCTCCTCCTCCGGTTCGCTGTAGTGGGCCTCAATTGCCAGCGCCATTCTCTTTAGCCAATCAGCCAGCTTTAGCGCAGCGGCCTTCTCAGTTTCCAAGTAAGGGAATTCGGTAATTACCGCTTCAGCCGTGTAGCCATAAACATTGCCGTGAATAACCATTTCTTGCTCTAAAATGGTTTTTGCTGCGTGTTTAACGAAATACCGGCTTTCTGATGTTTGGTTGGCCCTGTCTTTTTTGAAAGCAATTAGATCAACCGCAGTGCGGGAGTCATCCTGTAATTTCTTAACTAAATCTCGAAAGCTACTCATCATGTTCCTCCAGCATTTCTCTCGAAGCGTTTCCCATTCGCAGTAATTGAGTGCTGGAAAACTCGCAGACAATGCCAGCGACAAACATGTAAAGCGCTACTGTTATTCCAGTCATTACGCCACCTGCTTTTGTTTGAGGTTTGAGTATTCACATCCGTTCGGGATGGTCAGCGCCAGTCCGAATTCAGCGGCCCACATTTCGACTTGAGACAGAAAGAAATGCATATCGCCAGTATCGAGCTTTGACGTATGGCGCGGTTCCCACATTTTAACTTTATCGCCGGTCACAAAATCGGTGTATTCGACCTCTTCACAGCCGAGATAGGTTTTCTTGAGATTGCGCTTTACCCACGCTGGCGTTGCGTCAGTGCGTCCCGACTTAATGAGGTAAGCGCTTATTTCGCCGTACCACATGTGGCTGAGTGCATTCTGGGGCAGGCTGCGTTTATCACGCCATTCACAGATTGTGACGCGGTATTTCTTGCCGGAGGTGATTAGTATTTGAAGGGTTGCGCCTAACTGCTTGAAAGTGCTGGTGTGCAAACAGAAGTCATCCATTTCCCTTCTCCCGCCACCAAATATAAAAATGGAAGAACCAGAAACCGAAGCTTGGTATCGGCCCGTCAATCCAATCTCGCCTGTAACCGAAATAACGGACGTTGCGCGGTAATGTGTTCCAGCAAAGTATCTCGTTACGGTTTATTCGGATGTGTGCTTTCATGGCTTCTCCGGTGCGGCGGGTAGTGGCATCCAGTGGGTTACATTAAGGTCAGGATGCCAGCCAGTATCTACCCGAAACTCGCCGTCAAAATGCATCGTCCAAATAACGCCATATTCATCAGCACCCAAACACAAGGTGTCATCTTCTGGCATCCGGTCAATGCAATTAATCCAACTACCAAGCGGGACTTGAGAGTTCAACTGTGGTCCGTCATAAAGCGGTTGCGGATCTGAATATTCAGATAGTTTAGGGTCGCAAGCGTGGATTAAGTGGCCCTTGTATGTCATGTAAGCAACAGGCTCAGCCCTCTTTGCAGCTAACGCGATTCGGGCAAGTTCCATTTGCTCGCTTCGAGTTAATCCGTTTTCTAGTGGCTGACGAATAAACTCTTCCAGTCTCTCTACAGTGAAACTATTTAATTCTTTCATGGCGTTGCCCTTTCCATAGATTCAAATTCAGAAATTTTATTTATCTCTGCCAGATTTCGATCACCTAAAGCAATGTCGAACTCATCGACAATCGTTGCGAATCTTTCCGCTGACCCCTCTTTTACATTCACTGACGTGTGATTACCTCGTCCATCGGCTATCCAACGTTACTAAAATATGCACAACATGGCATGATATCACCGCCGCCCTTTAAGGCTGGCAGGTGCTGGCGGGTTGACAAGAGTGCCCGATTTGTCGGAATAACAGTCAAGCCAGTAGTGAAGAAAGACGATGATCCACGCTTGAAGAGGATAATGGAAGATGGCCAGACCTCGTAAGTACAATATAAATGTACCAGGTCTATCGTGCTACACAGACGCCAGAACAAAAAAGGTGTACTGGCGTTACAAGCACCCTATCACCCGTAAATTTCATGGGTTAGGTGATGATGAGTCTGCGGCAAAAGCTATCGCTATTGAGGCTAATAGCCGTTTTGCCAACCAACAAATGGGCCAATTGCTTAAGGCAAGGGATGAGATCAGTCTCAAGATAGGTAAAGCGATAACAGTTAACACTTGGTTAGATCGTTACCTGGCTATACAGCAAGAACGTTACGACAGTGAAGAAATAAAACTCAACACGCTCAAGCAAAAAAATGCGCCAGTCGAAGCATTCAGGCGTCATTGTGGAATGCTAACCCTTCCTGATGTCGGCGCTCGCGATATAGCCTCCGTAATAGAAGAGTACAAAGATAAAGGACAAAAACGGATGGCGCAGGTTGTTCGAATGGTACTGATCGATGTGTATAAAGAAGCTCAGCACTCCGGAGAGGTTCCGCCAGGCTACAACCCAGCTCTGGCCACCAAGCAACCAACAAACAAGGTTACTCGTATCCGCTTGAATTTTGATGAATGGGAATCAATATTCAATGCCGCTGCCAATATGCAAGGATATATCCAAAACGCAATGCTTCTTGCTTTGGTTACTGGTCAGCGCCTCGGGGATATCGCTGATATGAAATTTAGCGATGTTTGGGATAATCACCTTCATATCGTGCAGGAAAAAACAGGCACCAGAATAGCCATACCCATAACCCTAAAATGTGAGTCTGTCGGTTATACGCTGCAAGATGTTATAGCACGGTGTCGAAATATGATCGTTAGTCCGTACATGCTTCATTATCACCATACAACATCAATGGCTAAACGAGGCGGCCAAGTATCTAGCAATGCAATCACTACCGGATTTTCGGCGGCCAGAGACAAAAGCGGATTGCAATGGAAAGACGGCACCCCACCTACATTTCATGAACAGCGATCCTTGGCAGAAAGGTTATATCGAGAACAAGGAGTGGATACTAAAACGTTGCTCGGACATAAAAATCAAGCAATGACCGATAAATATAATGATGACCGGGGTAAAGAATGGCTGGTGTTAGCTGTTTAA